GCCATTTCCAAGACAGCTTGTGCCTGCGCGATGCGCTGGGCTGTCGAGAAGATGTTGGGATCAGACACTGGGACAATGTCAATCCTGTCATCAAAGTCGGCGCGATAGATAATCTCCGCAGCTCCCGCCCGCGAGAAACTGAACTCATCGGGGAGATTCTCAGCGTTCAGATCCGCAAGGAGTTTAAACTCTTGGCCCTGCGCGTAGTGCAGGCGCTTGTGAATTGCGCTAAATGCCTTCGATCCCTGCTCGATCAGGGCGACAGTCGAGCCCACTGGCGCATTCGGGTTTACGTCGCCAATGTTTAAATCGGCGGTACTAGCAAATCGCTGGCCGGCATCGACCATATATCCAAGCAAGTTAAACAAAGAACCTGACGGCTCCTTAAACGGCAATGGCATAATCGCCTTGTTTACGTCATCAACCGTGCTGTCGAGATCCACAAATTCGCCGGGGCTGATCTGCATGTCGCCGCCCTGGACGCGGCCACGCAGCTTAAAGCCACCCTGCATGTTCGAGAATGCGGCACTGTCGAGCAATGCGCGCAGAGATCCTGTCGCCGCTTTGCCCAAGCCACCAATCATGTGGTACAGGCCAAAACCGTAGAAGCCCAAGCCTGGTAAGAACTTATAGCTCACAAACCAATCGCGGCGTTTCTTTAGCTCGTCGTCTTCCTTCCAGTTGCGGCGAACCGCCACCACGGCCTGACTGTCGTAGTCAATCGTGATGACATATGGGATCGCCACTGCGTTGTCATCCTCGTCGCCGTCATCCATTTCCTCGCCGTCAATGCCGTCGAACAAGTCATAGACGTGCATTTCCAACAGTGTCATCACGTCGTCATTGCTGTCGTCGTACTGATCAACGCCCTCAATCTCACCAATCACATCGCCTGACGGATCTATGCTGTCGCCATCGGCATACTTGGCTGGCAGGTAATAACCGTTCTGGACGTAGCGATTAAAGTCATTCTTCGGCATCCGAATGACGTGGGTGTAGCGCGGCGAAGTGTAGAGATCTTTGCTCTCCGGGGCCACGACAAAGTCTTCGGCCTTTACGAACTGGCTACACTGCCGATCTAAGTTGGCATCCCACCAGACTTTCTTAAACGCCTGACCGACTAACGGCAGGTGAAACAGCAGTTGATCGAGGTCAGGGAAGTATTCCTGCATCTCGTTAGTCACCTGCCAATTCATAAATTCACGAACGCGGCGCCCTTGCTCTTCTATCTCTTCATCTGGATCGCCAATGATTACAGTCTTGATTGGCCCGCCTGACGGGTACAATTCAGCGATTGCCTTGGCGTTAAACTGTGTGGCTGCTTCGGCGATTAGCGGATGCACTACGACTGACAAGCCGCGCGTCCCACGCTCTGAATCGCCATCGTCTAAACCACCATCGGGATCTAACGTCTTTAATCCCTGAGTGTAGCGTTCCTTCCACTCGGATCGAGCTTCCTCGTCATTCTCGTAGTAGCCAATCAGTTCCTGCGCTTTTCGGGATAGTTCTTTCTCGTCAATTGTCTCAGCCAAGTTGATGTCGAACTGCGCGTCACTGATCTCGTCCTGCATGTCCAGTTCTGGATCGCCAACTAAAACATCGCCATCGGGAAGCTCTTCGACTATTAGATCGTCGGCTGGGGCGCCTTCGGCAAACGGGATAATGTTCGGGTCAGCCATACATTGTCATCCTTTGTTTTTCTATTGGCTCGTCATCTTCTGGGTCTTCAGTGTGACCAACAAACCAACCTTTTCGCAATCTTAACCAGGCCTGCGTTGTGCAATCAACCACGTCGTCATTTGGGTGTGACGGGAACGCAGCGCATATATCTATTAAATCTTTAGCCCACTTTCTGTTCGATGGGTAGTAAATTCTTCCGTCTTCCAACATTGCGCTCGAAGCGTGGGCGCGCGCTTCCTTATCACGGTCAGGAGAATATGCCAACACAGGTACGCCGGCCATGCGGAGATCTTGTAGCAGAGATTGCCCGGACGCCTTCTTCTCAATCAGCACCGCGTCGGGCTCCCATTGGTCGTAAGCCTCCTGGGCAATCTTGCGTAACTCCGGGTAGCTGACCTTGTCGTACCACGCCTCCAGCACAATCGCGCACATAACGCCCTGATGGCGAAATACGCCCCAAGTAGTTCGCGCGCTAAAGCTAGAGCTTTCCTTTGCCTCAAAGGCGGTGTCCCACGATTGCAGGACATACTCGATATTGTTTGGCATGTCCTCGCTCTCCCAGGGAACCCACCAAGACGCTTTGAGAATACCACCGCCCTTGGGGCTGGGGCGTTGCTGTAGCTGACCGGCGGCTGCGTAAGAGCCAAGCGATTTCTCTAGTGTGGACAGTTCCTTTTCGCCAAATCGCCCCGGCCAAAGAAGTTCGCCCTCTTGGGTGCGTGGATCGCTGAAGCCCAAAGGCGAATGCGACGGCGTAGGATGGCCAATTTCGTATCTTGCCGGGAGGCATAAATGTGACCACTCGTCGCCCATTTCTTGACATAGGTGACCTGTCAGGTCTTGTTCGTGGACACGCTGCATGATCAGGATAAAGCTCGATGTCTTGGGATCGTTAAGTCTGGTCTGCATGGCTTGATCCCACCACTCCAGAACACCCTCCCTAACTTTAGAGCTGTCAGTATCTGTGACGTTGTGCGGATCATCGATGCAGATGATGTCGCCACCATCCCCAGTCAATGCGCCGCCAACAGATGTCGAAATGCGGTAGCCAGACTTATCATTCTCAAAACGCTGCTTCTGGTTCTGATCATCAGTCAAGTTAAACTTGTCGCCAAAATGATTTTGATACCAGGGGCTGTCAATCAGGCGCCGGCACTTTGTACCGTCCCGGATAGACAGTGAACTAGCATAAGACGCATATAGAAATTTTTTGGCTGGATCTCTGGCCCAAGTCCACGCCGGCAGTGCCACTGCTACGCTGATTGACTTGGAATGTCTGGGCGGCACGTTGATGATCAAGTGGCGGATGTCGCCATCGACCACTGCTTGCAGATGTTCTGATATTGCCTGCAAGTGCCAGTTGTCCTGGTACTCAACGCCCGGTTCAATCGTCGGCCAAGCTGCCTTCGTAAATTGGTGAAGACTGCGCCTCATGCGCTCGGCCCTGACCTGTTCTATCTTCAATCCTGCTAAATGCTGCCTCAATTGATTCGAGCTGGTCATCGGGTATCCTCGTAAGATCTATGATGTGGTTCTGTTCTACCGTAGCTGCAATTTCTTGCTTATCGACCCAGCCAGCGCGGTTCTTCAAGAAGAAGATAATGGCTGTGTTGTCTCGCTCTATAGTGGCGTTCTCGAACAAAGCATTGGTCACTTGATCAATGCCACTAGCCTGTCCCCTTTTTATAGCTTCGGAAAATTCGGAATTTTCTGACTGATAAAGCATTAAAGTTGATATGTGAACGCCTAGCATTCCAGCGCACTGTTCCTTCGTTAAACCCTTTGCCATAAGGCTTTCAGTCTTCTCAAGAACTTCTTTAGTGATCTCGAACTTGGGTCTACCGACTGGATTTTTCTTCTTTGCCATCTGTAACCTTTCTTTTCAGTGGTAAGCTGTATTTTTGGGAATGTAGATTAGATCACTGAAAAAAGAAAGACCCGCCGTTGCAGTGCGAAACCTGGCCGAGCGGGTCTAGTTTATGATGCGGCTACAGGTGAAGCCTTATCAAGCAGTATTTGTTGTTTATCACCAAGCCAGCATTATGACAAGGAAGGCGACTATGAGAACTGTGAAGGCTACGCCGGTCAGGATTTCTTTGATCCATCCCTCTGGCTTTTCGTTGTGTATATCAACGTGGCCCCGCAAGTTGACTGAGATCCACTGACCTACTTGCGCTGGCTCTTCGCCGCGCTGTGTGTGAACCCAGAGGTCTAGACTTCCCAATCGCTTGCTGGTTTCGTCTTGAACCCACTGCGGCATATCATTGTTGAAGCCTTTAAACTTCCAAGACTTGATGATCATAATTGATTTCCTTTATGTTTAGTGCAGTATTTTTTCTGCCTTGGCAGTAGCGGCTCGTTGCATAGGCTACCCATGAATACTCTACCTTCGTGAATTACATATCTCTGACATGTGTCGTGCTTTTCTTCTGGTCCATTTGGTATGCCTGCGTCACACCGTTTCTTTTTTACTTTTTTTACTTTTTTAAATTTTACGTTGAGCCACGCTTTTATTTTTTCTTCCGAAACATTTTTATTTCGTAAGGTTTCAGCCAATTCTTTGACGCACATTTTGCCAAAATTTTGTGTGTCCATTAAATTTTGTTGGCTGAAATTTTCTAAGAACTCATCAAAAGTCATGTGATCAGCGGAGATACCTTTGATAATATTTTTGAGTCGTTCTGAAATAAACAGATCGCCCATTGTCTTAGCGTTTTTATCGCGTTCATATTTTTTTGCGTATCTAAATCCCCAATACACACGTTGCCTTGCTCTCTCAACTCCAACGCCTAGTTCTTCACCTATTTCGCGGAAAAATTTGCCTGCAATTCTTTGTTCCATTGCATACTGATTGAGCCTAACATTTCTGTTATTCACGACCATCATAGGTTATTCCTCCTCTTCTAAAAAGACATCATCGCCAATTGTGATTGGCAGTTCTATTGTGGATATTCTAAAGTTGCATGGCTTGCATACTCTACGTCTTTTGACTGTTGGGAAGCCGTACCTAACGTGCGGCCTTGAATCTAGTGCCTGTAGTTTTTTGCGGCACTCTGGGCAGTGTGTAACTGC